TGCTGTGGGCATAAGCACAGTTACAGCGTTTTATTTTAGCTTAAAAGGTCAGATAGACGAAGCTATGATGTTACCTGAACCTGTTATATCAAGACAAGAATACGACTTGAAAGACAATGCTATTCGTAGTGAGATTATGAACAATAGAGAATTAATAGAAAAGAACTTTGAAAAGCTTGAAACAATAGAGCAAAGGTTGTATGAATTGAGATAGATATGAGATTTTTAATAGTATTAGCGTTTTTGTTATTTAGCCCTACATCTTTAGGTGAGGAAGTAGCAAGTGATGTAACTGTGTTACACGTAAACACTAAATGGAATAAGCACCAAAACATAAACTTAAAAACACTAAGAGGTTGTGACGTTAAGTTTGTTTGGCTTGAAGAGCAGGGCATTAAGCTAAAGGAACAAATTCAAACAGTACCTACTATAGTGGTGCTAAAGCAAAATAAAGTGGTTAGGCAATGGGCTGCTGACCTCTCTTTTAGACTAGATGTAGATTTAAACGAAATACAACAGGTAATAGATAAATTATGAAATACTTTAACTACTTTGAATTCGATAGTCCTGATATACAAGGAAGCGGTCAATTAATGGACAAAGAGCTTCTTGAGATACTCGAAGAAGTTCGTGAGCACTACGGAAGACCCATTCACATTACATCTGGGTACAGAACGGAATCCCACAATGCTAAGGTTGGTGGGAAACTTAATTCAAGCCACCTAAAGGGTTTAGCTTGTGATGTGGCGTGTACTAACTCAAGGGATAGATTTCATTTGGTGCGCCTATTTATAGAGTATGGGATTACTCGTATTGGCATAGCAAACAACTTTATTCATATTGATATTGATGATGAAGATAAAGATGGTCAAGTAATCTGGACATACTAATGAAAAAGATACTACAACTTATTACAGGAGGTCTTGTGAAAGATATAGGTGACGTTATAGACAAGGTCACCACTACTGATGAGGAACGCCTACAAGCCAAGCAAAACATACAAGAGTTACTTGAAAAAGCAGATAATGATGCTCAAACACAAGTTACAGAACGCTGGAAGCTCGATATGCAGAGTGATAGCTTTCTATCGAAAAACATCAGACCGATTGTTATGGTGTTTCTTACGTCAATGTTTACCGTATTGGCATTTACCGATGGCAACATTGGACAGTTTACGATACAAAAGGAATATATCCCTATATTTCAAACGCTCCTCATTACGGTTTACGGTGCGTATTTTGTTGGAAGAACTTGGGAAAAAAACAATAAAAATGGCAAGAAAGATAGTTAGTACATACAAGTCAAAGAGCAAATCAAAGCGACCAAACGTACACTCTAAGAACGCTTCTGTAGGTCAGAAGGGTTACAAGAAGAAGAATCGTGGTCAAGGTCGTTAATAACTTCTGTGAATTTAATACCCCTTTATGAATTCAATAGGGTATATTTGTAGCATATAAAGTTTTTCTCTGTTTAGTCCTTTATATTTGATTTTTTTGTTCATTAAGAGTGGCAGCCCTGTAAGGTTGTCACTTTTTTTTGTATATTAGTTTTATGGATAGAAACCAGAAGGGTTGTTTCGCTGAATATAAGTTCGCCACTAGAGCTATGGAGAACGGCTTTAATGTTTGTATGCCACTACTTGACTCCTCTACATACGACTGTGTATTAGAGAAGGATGGAGTTATGTTTAAGGTACAGATAAAATATGTGAGTGCCGATAGACAAAAAGACCCTGAGCACAATAATACAAGAGTAACGCTTCATAGGGATGGCGGAGGTTATCCAGCTCACTTGTGCGATTACTTTGCTGTTTGGTTTGATGAATACGATGGATTCTTTATAATCGAGAATGAGGGTCAGAAAGCTATGAGGTTCTCACTTACCAATAAATACAAAGACAACTTCAATAATTTCGATTTAATCCAATAATTATTTGGTGGTGTCAGTTGGGATTTGTACATTTGCCCTATGACTATTTATGAGAAGTTGGTGGACATTCAGGGGAGACTGAAAGCACCAAAGAATCAAAAGAACAACTTCGGTAAGTACAACTATCGAAGCTGTGAGGACATCTTAGAGGCAGTAAAACCTCTATTAGTAGAGCACAAGTTAGCTCTAACAATCTCTGACTTTATAGAGAATCAAGGCGCACTATTCGTTTCAGCTACGGCTAAACTAACGGATGGTAGCGAAACTGTTATGGTTAATGCTCAAGCTGGTATTGACACTAACAAGAAGGGTATGGACATAGCTCAATCATTTGGGTCAAGTTCATCTTATGCACGCAAATACGCCTTAAACGGCTTATTTTTGATTGACGATACCAAAGACTCAGATGCAACTAATACGCACGGTAAAACGGCTGTAAATACGTCTAGCGATGATTTAAGCTGGTTGCCTGACAGTGGAGTTAAGTTTGACAACGCAAAAGCTGCATTGGGTACAGGTAAAGTGTCGATTCAAGACATTAGAAAGAAGTACAAAGTAAGTAAGAAAGTAGAACAATTATTAACCGCTTAATTTTTAAATATGGATAATCAACAAGCAATTTATGTAGGAACTGGTACAAAGCCAGACAATTTCAGTGGAATCAACTTTAGCATCTCAGAGAGCAAACTAAGAGACCATTGGTATGAGTATAACGGAGAGCGATATGTTCGCCTTACAATCGAGCCTAAGAAAGAGCCGATGTATGGTAAGACGCATAACGTAAAGGTAAACACTTGGAAGCCTAAAGGCGAGGCAAGTGCTCCAGTTAAACAAGCTGTGGAGGAGAATAGTGACCTCCCTTTCTAAACTAATCAGGGGGGGTTCGCCTCCCCTTTTTTATTATGAGACCTAAATTTATAAAATTAATTATGAGCGACTTAGATTTGAATCTACAGGAGAATGCTGTATTTAGTTACGTTTGCTCATTGGCGAATAAGACAGGGTACTGTTACGCCACTAGTAAACATATATGCGAGAGTCTTGACATCAAAGACAGGACTTTCTATAGAATCCTTACAAGACTTGAGGAGAAAGAGTTTGTGACAAGGATTACTAAGAGTGTAGGGAACGATGGTAAAGAGCGTAAGATTTATATAAATCCGAAATACCGTTCTCTCTGTGATACAGTGTATAGTACTTAATACATTGTATTATAGAGTACAATGTATAGTAAGTAAATAAAATACTATACAATGTACTATATACTATACATTGTATTATAATACTTATAAAAAACAAAATAAAAATCAAATATGCAAACGATTGACATAAAATTTTCCGAATTAGGTATTCAACCGAAGGGAAATAGAGTAGAGCAGAAAGTGAAATGTCCTCAATGCGCCAGATTAGGTAAAGAGAATTGGAAGGACACTTGTCTTTCTATTAATTTGGCGAAAGGATTATATAACTGCCACAAGTGTGGCTTTAGCGGTAAAGTAAATGACAGAGAAAATTATGTAACAATGGAACAACCTAAGAAAGTTTATAAATCTCCTAGCAAGAATTATCTGGCGAGCCTAAAGAAAGAAGGTCGTCAATTCTTGAATGACAGAGGTATCACTGATGAGGTGATTAAGAAGAATAAAATTGTATCTACAAAGGATAACAAGAGTGTAGCATTTGCGTATCTTAAAGATAACAACCTTATAAATTACAAGACTAGAGGTATTAACGGAAAGACCTTTACTCAGGCGAAAGATGCTAAACCGATGATTTATAACTACGACAGAGTTAAAGAATCAGAGTCAATCGTTATATGTGAGGGCGAATTAGATTCACTATCGTGGGAAGTTGCAGGTATTGACTTTCACACTTCTGTGAATATGGGTGCGCCTAACAAAGATGACAAGAACATTGATAAGAAGTTAGAGTGCATTTCTAACTGTTATGAGGTGTTTGACCAAGCTAAAAAGATTTACATAGCTACTGACAATGATGATAATGGTCGCCTATTGGAAAGAGAATTGCTTAGACGATTTGGCGCATCTAAATGTAAATTAGTTGATTTAAGACCGTTTAAGGATGCTAACGAAGTCTTACTACAGGAAGGGATAGATAGTCTCAGAAAGCGTCTTAAAACGGCTCACGACCCTAAACTAGAGGGTGTGTTTGAAGTAACGGATGTTATGGATTCTATGCTAGACGGTTTTAATAATGGTCAAGAAAGAGGCACAACTACTTACATTCCTTCTGTAGATGAGGCGTGGACCTGGAGAAAGCAAGAGATTACTATCTGGACAGGATATCAGAATGAAGGAAAGAGCTTGTTTCTTAATCAACTGGCGACTATTAAAGCGTTTCACGATGGCTGGAAGTTTGCTGTTTTTACGCCAGAGAATATGCCTATGCGAGACTTCTTTAACGATATTATAGAGATGTACATAGGTAAAAGTGCTGACCCATACTACTCACACCAGATGACTGAAGAGGAGTACAAAGAGGGTATTGAGTTTGTGAAGAAACACTTCTTTGTTATATATCCTAAGAAATACTTTACACTTGACAATATCTTTGAGCGTGCTAAGTTCTTAGTTCGTCAAAAGGGAATTAGGTCGCTAATCATTGACCCCTACAATACAGTTCAGCATAAGATGTTTTCTGGTGAGAGAGAAGACTTATACATCAGTAGGTTTATGTCTGAACTAAAGAGGTTTGCAATAGACAACGACATTAGTGTGAATTTAGTGGCGCATCAAGTTACACCACAAAAGACTGAGGATGGTAGATATTATAAGCCAGATGTTAATAAGATTAAAGGTGGTGGTACGTTTGCAGATAAGGCTGATAATGTAGCTTATGTATGGAGACCAAATAGGGCTTTGGATTTCTCAGATACAAGTGTTATCTTTGGTACACAAAAGATTAAGAAACAAAAGTTAGTTGGAGTTCCACAGGATGTTACAGCAATAAACTTCAACGTGAAGGAGCAGAGATATTACTTTAATGGGTACACACCCTTTAACGATATTGATGCTAAAAGATGCGAAAGAAAGCTAGAGTAGATGCAAATCAAAAAGAAATAGTACAAGAATTGAGAAAGCGAGGTATATCGGTTTTACATACACACCAACTTGGTAAAGGTGCGCCTGATATTATAGTTGGTTATATGAATTCTAATTACCTTATAGAACTTAAAGATGGGAACAAATCTAAGAGTCAACAGAGATTAACGAAAGATGAGTTAGATTTCTCACTCAAGTGGGGTGGAAATTATGCAGTGTGCAACTCGTTGGAACAAATACTGTTACTTTTAGATTATGACAAAGAATGAGCTATTAGATAAATTAGCTGAAAAATACTATGATTGGTTGAATATGGCGAAGTCCTTTAAGTTGTCCGATGAGAACTCGAAAGAGTTGGTTCAGGAGATGTTTGTTAGGATATTCGATTACGTTAAAGACCCTAGTAAGATTATGTATAATGAGACTGAGGTAAACACTTTCTATATATATGTGACACTGAGGAATCTTTATTACGCTAAGTTAAATAAGAATAACAGGACTGTCAATATAGACGACCATATTCCATCACTAGAGAAGTTTTACTATTGTGAGGAGGATTTTGGTGAAGAGGACAGAAAAGAGTATCTTGAGAAAATATTTAATAATGTAGATTCAATAATGGACAGTTGGTATTGGTATGACCGAAAGATGTTCGAACTATATTACAGAACCGATATGTCGATGAGAGATATATCAAGCGAAACAAACATAACATTAAGTTCAATTTTTAATACACTATCAAATGCAAAAGCGCAAATCAGGCAAAAGCTCGAAGAAGACTACAAAGAGTACAAAAACAAAAAGTAGTAAAGGATTAGGTGACACTGTAGAGAAGGTGTTCAAAGCTACTGGCGTAGATAAAATCGCTAAGTGGGCTCTAGGAGAGGATTGTGGGTGTGAAAATCGCAAGGACATACTAAACAAGATGTTTCCTTACGCAAACCCAGAGTGCTTAAATGAAGAGGAGTTTGAGTTTCTCCACTGGTATTTTACCACTACACCTCCTGAGATTACAGCAGACCAGCAAAAGAGATTGATTGCTACATATAACAGAGTGTTACACCAGAAGGCAAAGCCAACAAGATGTACCCCTTGTTTTATAAATAGTATTCACGATAAGTTATATAAAATATATAAAGAGTATGCAAAGCAGTTTGATTAGGAATTCAAAAGAAGTTCGCCAAACAATAGATTTTACTGGGGTGCAGAATGGAAAGATACACCCCACAGATATTGATGCGGTCTTTGAGTTTGATAACGAAGTTCTTATTCTTATGGAGATTAAGAAATCTGGTAATAAAATACCAACAGGACAAAGGATGTTACTTGAGCGTATTTGCGACTCTTGGCACACAGACAAGTCTTGCGTATTAAAGGTGGAGCATAAATTTTATGACAGTACTAAAGACATACCGTTATCAGAATGTTACATTACGTCTGTATATTATGGCGGTAAATGGGTGGCTACAGAAAACAACCCCCCTCTAATTAGTTACTTAAATAGAATAGGTTATAAATGGGAATGCCCTAAATGTAAATTCTAATGCCACTACTACGACCAAAGAAATACGAGAAAAACAAAGACTTCATTCAAAGATGTATGGGTAATGCTAAGATGGGAGAAGAAAACCCAGATAGAGACCAGCGTTATGCCGTATGCCAAACAATCTGGAAAGACCAGTTTAATCCAAAAAAGTAATTAACAATTTTGTTTATTAGATAATTCTTTTATATATTTGTACTCAAATCAAGTACAGATGACTATAAAGAGAATTATACGATACCCCCTTAATCTTGTAAGAGCATCTATAGCAATCATAACACTCGTTGTGTTCTTTTGCTTAGAGACCCTACTCCTTACTGTATATCACGGAGTAGAGACACCATTAAGGATAGCCCTTAATTGGATAGAGAAGTTTATTAGTTACACAATTAAATATATAAAGTAATGGGAAAATCAGGAGAAGAGTTTATCAAGTTTATTGAGAGACAACAACTCGAAGCAGGTGACGAGGCTAAGAGAGCGTTCTATGAGGATATGGAGCGACAGTACTATGAGGCTAAAGAAGAGAGAGCCTATATGCAGACAGATGAATATAAGCAAAAGCAACAAGCCACAAGAGAGATGTTGTGGAGTGTGTTCAATGACTTTCACCCTCACACTTGGAATTATGGGAGAGAGTGATTGTTGCGGTGCGCCTGAATGGATAGATGGCACTGGTATATGTAATTTGTGTGGAGAACACGCTGAATTTGAAACAGAATAGATATGAAAGATACATTAATGACTACAGACGGCAAGTTCTGGGAATACGATGAACTGCTAAAGAAAATGGATGATGACAACTTCTACTATGGTTACTTAGGAAAGTACGCTCTTAGTAGTAGTTCAGTAAAGAAACTTTTGGATTCTCCAAAGGCTTACATTAAATCATTAAGACAAAGAGACGACACCCCTGCGCTATTGCAAGGTAAACTCGTGCACCTCGCTGTGTTAGAGCCTGAGAAGTTTCAGGAGTTAAACTTCGTAGATGTACAGAGTAGAAACACTAAGGCGTTCAAAGAGGCACTTAGCCAGAACTCTGAGACATATACAATAAAGGAGTACAATAATGCTATGTACCTAGCTGAAGCAGTCGCCAACAATAAACACGCTACTGAGTTGTTAGATGGAACTAAGAAGGAAGTTCCAGCAGCAGGGATGTTGTTTGGCAAGCCATTCAGAGCTAAGGCAGATGCTTTAGGTTCAGGGCGCATAGTAGATTTAAAAACGTGCCAGAACATAAACAAATTCCATTGGAGTGCTAAGGACTATAAATATATGTGTCAAGCGTATATCTACTGCCAGTTGTTCAATGTGGATTACACTGACTTCTTTTATATAGCAGTTGACAAGGGAACTAATGACATTGGAATCTTTGATATGTCAGAAGAATTTTATAACTTAGGCGAAAGTTTGGTTGAGCAAGCAGTTGAGGTTTATACTAACGAAATACAGAACGGTATGAACGAATTGCACAACTACACGATTAGAGGAACGCTGTGATAGAAGATGACTACAAATCAATAATTGAAGACCATAAAGACAATTTCCTTTTGTCTCTAAGACTTGGAGTGCTACGAGTAGATGAGTTAAGACTTCTACTCGACCACTTCAAGGAAATGGAAGACTACGAAATGTGTCAAGGTATTACGAACGCTTACGTTGAATATAAAAATGAATTAGATGAACATTGACTTTGATATATTAAGAGATATTACACAAGAGGTTTGCAAGGTAGACCCATTAAAAAACAATAGAACTAGAGAGGTTGTATATGCACGAATGATTATGTATAAAGTCCTACAACAGTTCCACAGATACAGTTACACTGCGATAGGCAGGATGTTTAAAAAGAATCACGCCACTATATTGTATAGCATTAACCAGTTTAATAACATTGTTAAGTCAGAGGATTGGGTTAAAATTAGATATCATACAGTTGTCAGTGAGTACACAAGAGAGATTAGTTTACAGAATGAAGCCATCTCGGATGTTTACCTAAAGAACAAACTTCTTGAATCTCAACTTAGTTCTCAGAGAAGAGTTATAAGAGAGTGTAAAGAGATATCTGATATAATTGGAGACTTGCCCGAAGACAAGGTAGAGCAGATTACTGACAAGCTTCGTATGTTAGTTGAGGTTGCTAAACAAGAGATAAAGCCTCGTAATCAACAAACAGAAGTATATCAATCAATATCTTAATATGGCGAATAGAAGACGTAAAACAAAAGAGGAGATAGACAGGGATGTGAAGTTCATCCCTATTCCTGAATGGAAAAACACTTATCAATACCACAGAACCAATAAGCGTTCTACATACGTTGACTTAAATAATAAACGATGAAGCAAAAGAAATGGACTCAGGCTCAAAGGATAGCTAATCTGGAGAAAGCTACTTCTAATCTCTATATGATGATTCAGGCGATAATTGACAAGTTGCCTAAAGAAGAAAACACTGATGAAAAAAAGTAGTTACTTTAATTAAAGGTGGCGTATGTCTGAAGAGCAAGAGTTTAAGAAACAGGGAGTTATAAGTTCCAAAACACAGAAGTGGTTAGCTGACAAGAAGCGTAAGGAGGAGGAGGCTAAGAATAGTCCTGCGCCTAAACCTAAACCAGAACCAAAGGTAAACAAGCCAACTATTGTAAAAGAAGAGCACCAGAAGTATTCTGATGGTCGCAGAGGTAACGGAGCTGTTAAGGGAGTGTCAAGAGGACAAGGGCGCAAGCCTAAAGCTAAAGAGGAGGAGATAAAGAACTTCGCTCTTGGTTCAATGAAACGTGCCTTTGGCAGTGAGAAGAAGGCTTGGGAATCTCTAGCTAATATGAGTAAGGATTCATTCCCACACTTGAGACTTCTTTGGGAGTACAAGTATGGTAAGCCAAAAGAACAAAAGGATTTGAATGTAAAACAGGAGGTGAACATTCCTGTAATCTCATTCCTTAATCCAGAGAAGACTATTGATATTGAATCTGAAACACAAGACGATGGCAAAGAAGATAAAGCATAGTTACTCTCCGTTCTTTAATGGAAGGAAAGAAAGCGATTTCGATTGCGTTGAGTATGAGGTTGGTAGAGACAGGTGTAGTGAGCAATGTGAATTTTGCAATTTAGACCCTCACACCAAACGATGAAAAATGTTCAGCTCAATCCTAAATATCACTCGGTATTCGAATCTCCATCCAGATACCATATATGTACTGGCGGTAGAGGTAGTGGAAAGTCTTTTGCGATAAATACCTTTTTGGTATTGCTCACTTACGAAAAAGGACATAAGATACTTTTTACTCGATATACTATGACTTCAGCAAGTATGTCTATTATACCAGAGTTTCTGGAGAAGTTAGACCTTATGGGTATTGGCGGTAACTTTACTGTCACAAAGACTGAAATCATAAACAACCTTACAGGGAGTAGTATATTTTTTAGTGGTATCAAGACAGCCAGTGGAGACCAAACTGCAAAGCTAAAGTCCATTCAGGGTGTCACCACATTCGTATTGGATGAGGCGGAGGAGCTTACAGATGAAGAGTCGTTTGATAAGATAGATTACTCAGTTCGAGCTATGGGAATACAGAACAGATGTATCTTAATTCTAAACCCCACTACAAAAGAACACTGGATATATCAAAGGTTCTTTCAGAACAGAGGTATTCCAGATGGTCACAACGGAGAGAATGAGAATGTGAATTATGTACACACTACATACTTAGATAACAGGATGCATTTGTCTGAATCATTTGTGGCGCAAGTGGAGGATATGAGAACTAGACGACCAGATAAATATAAGCACCAGATATTAGGTGGCTGGTTAGATAGGGCTGAAGGAGTCATCTTTACTCACTGGCGCATTGGAGAGTTCGATGACAATCAAGATACAATCTTTGGTCTCGACTTTGGTTTCTCAACAGACCCCTCAGTACTTACTGAAATTGCAATAGACAAGACACGTAAAATAATGTGGATTAGAGAGCACTTCTACAAAGCAGGTATGTCCACCTCCAATATATTCGAGATGTGCCGTAGAATCGCAGGAAAACAGCTTATAGTGTGCGACAACAGTGAGCCTCGACTAATAAGTGAGCTGAAGACTAAAGGACTCAATATAACGCCAACGATAAAGAAGAAGGGAAGTATATTGACAGGAATCGCCTTAATGCAAGATTACAATATTGTTATAGACAAAGAATCCATCAATACAATTAAGGAGTTCAATAATTACGCTTGGAAACTAAAGGGTAGTATTCCACAGGATAATTGGAATCACAGCATCGACGGAAGTCGGTATGCAATTCAATACCTACTTACTCGCTCTGTTCCGAAGGGGATGTATGTTCTTCGTTAGAACGCTCTATCTCTTTCTGTAGATTAGCAAGAGCTCTCCACGCTACTTTAGCTGAATGGCGCACCCCATCTGTATCTATTGTACCAGCCTCAAGTAAGTGGCGAGTTAGTGCGTCTAATTCATCGCCAGATTTACTTCTATCCCAATGCAGAGGTTTATCTGGATTGTGTTGCTGATTTCCCATATAAGAACATTGAGCTACTTCTCTTATCGCATCAGGGAAATAATTAAGCACTCCACTATAAACAGGTGTTTGTTTCCTTGTGAATTTAATAGGGGTCTCTGTGAATTTAATTGGGGTCGTTTCTTTTTCTTGTACATATTCTATTGCTTCATCAAAATAATCTCCTGTGAATTTAACACCCCCTGTATTTGTTTGTTCCATATCTGTGAATTTAATAGGCATAAAAAAAATACCCTACTCTTTCGAATAGGGTACTTTATAAAACTTAAAATAAGTACTCAATTATGAATTAAACTATTGAATTACAAATATAGAACAATTTCTTAACATTAGCTTAACATTGGGAAAAAAATTTCTGTCTATGTTTGCAGTATAACAATTTTAAATATAAATAGTAAGATATGGAAACACAAATTTTTAATTACCTAAATGACTTAAGAGATTCAGGCGCATCTAATATGTTTGGAGTAGGAATATATTTACAAGAAGAATTTGGCTTAGGTAAACGAGAGGCGCGTGAGTTTCTCGCAAAATGGATGAAACAATTTTAAATATAAATAAAATGGAAATACGAATTGATTTTGGTGGCTTTTATGGATATCACGAAGAGTATATTGACAATAGATGCGATGCGTATGGTATTGATTATGATAATGTAAATTATGCAAGTACCTTTATTAGTTATGCTTGTGAATGGTTGCATAGATTTACAAATAAGACAGGTGTTGAATTGTTTTTTGATGGCTTAGATTCACCAAGATACTACAATTATAGTACTGACAAAATAAAAGCTAGCATATTACCTGATATGGCTACTCAATTAATGACATATATAAATGATGATTTTAAGGATTGGGCTTATCCTCAGTTAATTTCAAGGGCTGGTTTTATATCATTTTATGATGGAGTTGATGATTTGATTGAACGTGCTAAAAATGATGATGATGACAAGTCTATTTTATTGGGTATGGTGTGCAATTACTTAATGGAATTGATGGAAGTAAATGACGACATTTACGATTTAGAATATGATATAATAGAATTAAGTTAAATATAAATAATATGGAACACAAATGGATATATATAAATGAGATAACTACGCTCCACGCAGATGATGACGGCGTATGCTTATCCAATGAATACAATTCAATTACGATTGACCCCTATACTCTGGTGGACTGGTTGCCTAATATAATAGAGGTGGCGTTTCAAGAGAAGGAGAAACGAGACAAAGAGAAAATTGATGAACTTAAAAATATAGTAAATGAAACAATTTAAAGTAAACATTCCAAGTCTGGCAAATACCAGTGCAGTATTTAACGCCAGTGACAAAGTAGAATTATTAAAGATAATTTGTCAGAAGTACAATATAGATATTCAGAAGCACCGAATATTTATTCGAGAAGTACAGGATAATCATACACAGGTGCAAGGATAATCATTGTGCAAGGATAATCATTGTATAATAATAATAATAATAATAAAATAAATATAATAGATATGAGAACAAATGAGGAAATAAAGAAGTTAGACTTTGAACAATTAGGCGAATGTGCTGACGCTCGTTCCGTATGGCTTGAAACTCAATTCAAATATAAAGATGTATTTTATATTGCTAAAGGTGTTTATTACGAGGGTTGGGCTGGACTTGAGGATATTGAGATATTAGATGAAGATTACCAAGAAATAGACTACGATGAAGATGTTGAGGATATTGCCGAGTTACTTCTGGCTGGAATTAGTTACGATGCAAACATAAAATGTGAAACTGATTTGCGTTATCTTTAAATTTTATCTGGCGAAAATTATATGCGAACAAAAGTAAATTCAATACCCTGTTGATTTGTGCGCCCTGTGAATTTAATATATATAATGAATTCAGTCGGTGCGCAATTCAATGGGAATAATGAACTGACGTAATTGCATTACCTAGACTGGTTCTAAATTGTATTAATATTTGGATATGTTGGTAAATTGTCGTAAATAACGCACGCACGTACATATAGTATATATAGGTGAGCGTAGTTATTTAGAATAGATATAAATTAAATAAATAGTTTGGTTTTGTTTGGGTTATTAACTTTTTTGTGTATATTTACACCATAATTAAAAACAACATAAAACATAATAAAATGAAAAAAGTAAACAACAACACAATTGACAAAGTAATTTTCTGGGGTATAATTTCAATTTTTGTACCTATGATTTTAGGCGGTATTTTTACCATCATCAAAAACATTGATTTAGTATCGTTTAATTTTTAATAAGATGAGAAACGAAAGAGAGGATATAATAGAAAACTTCTTTATGAAGTTAGACAAGTTAACATTCAAGGCGGTAAAAATTATGTGTATATTTGCTCCGCTTTACATATTATTTAGATTAATATTTTAAAACATAAACAGATGAAAAAAATAAAAGTAAACCAGATGACCAGTCCACGAACTGGAAACCCTATTGCAAATCAGTTCGAAATATATACCGATAAGGGCGTATACTTCCAAAGCTATCGCTCCATCATAGCTTTTAAACCTTACAACGGAAAAACGCAGCTCGATGAGTATTACTGGGACTATTCTCGCACTACCTCAAAATATCGTAATGAGTTTTTGAATGAGGGCATACAAGAGACGAGAGAGAAAATAAAGAGTAAAGAATATAAACTTGTAAACTTGAATTAATATGACACGCAACGACTTTTTATTCATATGTAACGAACATAATATTTTACCGAATAT